CCACGTAATACTTCATGGTCGTGGTGATGCTGGAATGACGCATTAGTAGCTGTAGAACCTGTGGCATTACCTTCCGTGACCAGCGGACTCCAAACGACCGCCGCTCGTCGAGCAGATCGCAGAAATGCCCCCACGCTAGCGAGCCATCCCCGCTGGGAGTGGCTGAGTTCAGCTCGTCTTCCCAGCGAGCGGCGGCTCGTTCAGCATCGCGTTGATTGGTGGTGCCAGTGCTCCGCTCAACCTTTTTGCGGGTTCGCGGGCAGCGGTAGACCATGCTCAGGTTACGGTTGCGGCTCCGATCTATCACATGCACTCGGATCTGCATTGTCTTCAATCTCCTGATGAGTGATCTCAGCACGTGCTGAATAGACCCGGACTCGTGTCTGCTGATTCAGCAGGTTGTAAGTCTTCGCAAATGTCACTGCCTCGCACTTCCTGAAACTTGAAAACAATGGAAATTGTGATTTCACGGAAATGACCACGAAAAAAACGACAGCCTGATGCATGGACGGCCTACCTGTTAATCGCGATCGCTCGAGAAAACGACCGACTAAGACTCCGACCCAGAGAATCCACACATTGTAAGCATGTGCAGCAGTTGTCAAGGAAAGCAGGATGAATCGAACGAAACAGCACTGCAACGCATGTGGCAGGATGGCTAACGTTCATACTCACAGGTGCCCCGTGGCGATCGATCGATCTGACTGGTCGGACGTTGCTGGCTCTCAGTCCCGCTTCGTAGCGTTCCCCTGCCCCTGCTGTGGAATGACCACCCACACGATACCTGTAGAGCCAACCAAACAGCCTGCCAGCATGTACGGCGTTGGTCAGTTTGAGTGCGAATGCGGGCAATCCGGTGAGGTTAGATTCAGCGGCTGGCCAATGAGACCGCAGCGACCACCTTCTCGCCAAAAAAGCCGAAGAGGCTTCACCTATGGCACCTGACATCGCCATGACTTGCGGCGACGTTAATTCTTGGATTGCTTGCGAATGCTCTTTCTGGCATCAGCCTCAACCACGTCCATCGAATCCTGTATTCGTTGAAACATCGCACCCGTCAAGGTTCCTAGTTTCAGCTCGGCATACTTGAGATTCTGATCGCGAACCGCAGCCGCAATCGCAGCCAAGCGGGTAGCAATGTCCAGGAATGGCTCGACAGCATCTTCGATTTGCGTGGGACTGAATCGGCGTTTTCTAGTTTGTGACGTACCCGGATTTTACTTTTTTTTGCACATCGAAGCAAGTTCTATCTGAGAAACAGTTTAGATTGCTTCAAGATTCCGTTTATGATACATACTTGAAACTTTTTGAATCAAACGTATTGACGCATTGGAAATTTGCCTATACCGTCCCTGCATACGGCAACAACACACCAACTTGAGAGGGCAGCACAATGCAGGTCAAAGCAACTTTCATCACACCGAGCGAGCTTGACAAACTGGCGAGACGCTTTCAGCGGCTTGCCAACGGGCTGACGCGGCTGGCACGCGTAGCTCACGACTATCCCATCCTACTCAAAATCGGATCACTGCGAGGCGTCCACCTGGTGCAGATTGAACGAGCCTGGGCTCGCGTCAGCGGGTCTGCCGCAGTCCAGGTCGCAGAGCAGGATCCAGAAATCGGAAGGAGTCTCATAGCCTGATGCAGATCGACGCCAAACGACTCTACACCACAGATGACCTGATGGAAATCCTGCACTGTGGACGCCGCACGATCTACCGATACATCGAAGAAAAGAAACTACCCGTCATCCGGCTCAGCCGACAACGCATTTTCGTGATGGGATCAGAGCTCACGGAGTGGCTGCGAAAGCAGCGATAGAGAACGGAGTCTCTCACCGCTGGTGAGATGCTTTCACCATTGACTGCCAATGCTTGGGCGGTCTTCCCCCTACACCAAAACGCCCTGCTGATTTATTCGCACGGTGTAACGGCTGTAACTACGCACGAAAGTAACGCACATGACCGCCCTGCTCGCACGACGCATGAAAACACGTAATCTTGTGCCGCATCAAGTGGCAAAGCTGATGAAGACACATCGCAATAACTGCATCGATTACGGTGGCAGTGAGGAAGTGGATGTGATTGGCGGCCCTTTTATACCGCAAGCGTTTGGACGTGCAGTCGTTGCCGACTGCCTCAACGCAGAACAGCACCAGAAAGAGTCAGCCATCATCGATGCAATTGATTCGCTGCTCACTCCGCTCAAACCGAAGCGCTCCACCAATACCGACATCGGCACAAACGAGCGGATTGCCGTCTATGCCAAACGATTCGAACGCGGTGAGGCACTATTTCACGAGCATGACAGCAAGGTTTGTCACCCACTAAGAATAGACAAGGAACGATTTCAATGAGAATTTCAGTTGAGAAGCTCAAAACGGCATGGCGGCAGGTGGTATCTGTTTGCCCATCGCGATCACCGAAAGAGATCTTTCAGTATGTGCGGCTCGATCTTTCCGACGATGGGTTTTCAATGCACGCCACTGATGGTGAGGTGTATGTGCAGGTCGGCACATGCGATGAGCCGACGTTCTCACGCCTACTACCAGCGAAAGCGTTCACGCGTCTACTGGATGCGTGCGGTCATGACGAAATCGGATTCGCTGAAAGCCTCATTAAATGCGGCTCCGATGTATGGGAGTTGCAGTCGCCGGACGTTGAGGATTGGTTGTTTTGCGGTATCAAAGATACTGGCCGAACATACGAAGTCGATTGCGATTCACTGAAAGAGGCGATCGCCATCAGCGTGCTGTCAGTCGATACAGAGAGCACTCGGTACGCACTGGGCGGCGTACTGCTCGAATTCATGGATGCCGACACGCTGGCACTGATTGCCACTGATGGCCGGCGGCTGTCAATCACTGAGATTGACTGCGACTGTGAGGGTGAGCCGGATAACGATGTAAAGCCAATCGTGCCGCTCAAGACTCTCAAGACGTTGCTCGGCCTGTGCGGAACAGAAGGCATGCTGACGTTCTCTTACGGCACATCTGGCGGCATCGTATTGCATACATCAAATGCCACGATCCACTCGCCGTTGGTCAGTGGTCGATTCCCTGAGTGGTCACGAGTGGTGCCGACAGAAAAACAAGCCAGTTTTTCTATCACAGCCGGTGCTATCAGCGGGGTGCTGAAATCTGCCAGCATCACTACCAGCGAGGAGTCTCGCGGGCTGCATGTGACACTCAGTGAGGACGGAATTACCTGCACATCGCAGGCCGCCGATGTAGGACGCTCACGTGTATCTCGCCAGATGCTCTTTGAGTCAGATGCTGAGATGACCATTAACCCTGACTACCTGTTGCCTGTGCTGCACAAGCTCGGGGATGACTGCGAGCTGACTTTGGATTTCATTAAATCTGATTCACCGCTGGTTTTTTCGCATGACGGCGGGTTTCGTTATGTGTTGATGCCGCTGGCTCAATAAGGAGTGAGGCATGGATGGCCCATTCGGGGTGCCAGGTAGTACACGCAGGGGCTCAGAGTCTGAGTGCCTGCTGACGCTGCTGGTGGACACGACAGCGGAGCGGATTCGGTTCAGCTACTCGCTGAATGAGCATGATGTTGATGACGTGAAACAGGAAATTTACCTGCACGTCCTCAACAACTGGAAGCACTACAAGCCCACCATTCCAATCGGTGCCGCATTGCGTGTCATGGTTGGGCAAGGTGCCTCACGGGCCGTTGCCAAGCTGAGGCCGAAAGGTGACATGGTTGTTGTACTGGCGACTGACACTGCTGCAACTGATGGAATGGATTTTATGAGCTGGGTGCCCGCGGTTGTGGACGCACCCTGCCGAGACTGGAACGTTAACCAATAACGGAGAAAAGAAATGATCTGCACTGAAGACGTTGAGCGATGCACCGATGGTGGAGTGACGATTGATCCGGGCGAGGCGTTTACATCTACAGAGAAGTTTAAGGCGGCTCGCGAGATGCAGAGACGCGGTGTGAAGTTTCAGATTCATCTTCGCGATGATGTGTGGCTGCCCCCAATTGGTAACGCAGAGTTCGCGTTTATTGAAGGCAAAATGTATCGGCGAGCTGTCGAGAAAGAGGCAGAGCCATTGAGTCAATTCGGTGGATGTGTGCTTGACCTGTTGCACGCTCGCGAATCGTTCAAAGAAGCCTGCGAACATCTCGCCAATGCTGACGAGAATCTGCTGATGTTTGTTGGTAACGGCGAAGCTCGCGACGTCGAACTCCATAACGTGGCTTACCGAGTCAGCAACGTGGGCGGCTCGATCTCTATCACGAAAGGCGAGTGAGGCATGGCGTTGAGTACGACGAAAGGGAAACAGTCGAAGCCGCGGCGAATCATGCTGTATGGCGTGCATGGGATCGGCAAGAGTTCGTTCGCTGCATCGGCACCGAATGCGGTGTTTCTGCCCACTGAGGATGGAGTATCAGACATTGATTGTGAGTCGTTTCCTCTGGCGGAAACGTTCGAGCAGTTTGATGGATACCTGCAAGAGCTGGCAGGCGAGGAGCACGATCGACAGACGCTGGTGATTGATACGCTCGACTGGCTGGAGCGTCTAATCTGGGGTGCCGTCGAAGCTGAGCATGAGGTCAACTCAATTGAGGACATCGGCTACGCGAAGGGCTATACGTTTGCCCTCAAGCAGTGGCGACATGTGCTGCGTGCTCTTGATTGGTTGCGTGACAACAAAGGCATGACATGCCTGCTGCTGGCACACGCAAAAATCGAAAAGTTTCAGCCGCCAGATAACGATCCGTTCGATCGCTACTCACCAAAAATGCACAAGCTGGCGTCAGCAATTGTGCAGGAATGGTGTGACGAGGTGATGTTTGCCAATTACCGCGTGTTTACCAAGACGCAAGGCGAAGGATTCGACAAACGCACGCAGGGCGTAGGCAGTGGTGAGCGGATTGTTCACACCAGTGAGCGGCCTTCGCACCTCGCCAAGAATCGAGCAAATCTACCGGAAACGCTCCCGCTATCGTGGCAGGAGTACGAGCAGGCAATTTCATTCTGAGGGAGAAGTTATGAGTTTGATCAACGGTTTTGATGCAGCAACCGTGGAACCGGCAGCGGAATACAAGCCGCTACCGGAAGGCGAATATGTTTGCATTATTGCAGCGAGTGAAGAAAAGCAAACAGCCAGCGGTAACGGCGAGTACCTGAAACTGACGCTCGAAGTTGTCGACGGCGAGCACAAAGGGCGGCAGCTCTTTGACAACCTGAATCTGTTGAATCCAAATCAGCAGACCGTTGAGATTGCACAAAAAACACTGTCGGCCATCTGTCGGGCTGTTGGTGTGATGCGTCCTCAGCATCCAATGGAGTTGCACAGCAAGCCACTGATCGCGTCAGTGAAGTGCGAGAAGCGAAAAGACAACGGCGAGTTGTCGAACCGCATCAAGGCTTACAAGGCAACTGGCGGGGCAGCTCCTCAGCCGGCGGCTGGTGTTCCGTGGGCGAAGTAACACGAAGGGAGTGTGCGAATTAACTCACGCAATAAAGGCAAACGCGGTGAACTCGAAGCCGCGAAAGCGGTGGCGGAAGCTCTGGGGGTTGCTGCTCGACGTGGGCAGCAGTTCTCGGGGCTTGAAGGTGAGGACATCGTTACGGATCTCGACGGTGTGCATTTTGAGGTGAAGCGAACGGAACGCCTCAATCTGTATGCCGCGATGGAGCAGGCGACGCTGGACGCTGGGACGGCTGATGTGCCGGTTGTCCTGCATCGCAAAAACAAACAGCAATGGGTGGCAATCGTGCCGCTCGATCAACTCGCACAACTGGCCGAAAGGATCAACGCCAGATGCAACTCCGTGAATACCAGACCGCCGCCGTAGATGCGATCTACCAGTACCTCGCCCAGCAGCAGGGCAATCCAGTTGCCGTTCTGCCAACAGGCAGTGGCAAAACTCCACTACTGGCTACGCTCTGCTCAGACGTGGTCAGCAGGTGGGGTGGACGAGTGCTGGTTGTCTCACACGTCAAAGAGCTACTGCAACAGCAGCACGCTGCGTTACAGGCGATCTGTCCTGATGTTGCAGTCGGGATGTACTCGGCAGGACTCAACAGCCGCGAAACCAATACCCCAGTCGTAGTGGCAGGCATCCAGTCTGTTTACCGACGAGCGGCAGAGCTGGGGCGGTTCGATCTCATCATCGTTGACGAGGCACACCTGATACCACTCGATGGCGAGGGGATGTACCGGCAGCTGCTGGCTGAATCGATGATTGTCAATCCTCAACTTCGGGTTGTAGGACTCACTGCCACACCGTACCGGCTCAAGGATGGCTTGATCTGTGATCCTGACCATTTCCTCAACGACATCTGCTATGAGGTCGGGGTTGCTGAGCTGATTGATCAGGGGTTTCTGTGTCCGCTCGTTTCGAAGGGTGGGACACAGAAAGCCGACCTGTCTGGCGTGCATGTACGCGGTGGCGAGTACATGCAGGACGAGCTGGAAGACGCGTTTAACGATGACCTGCTGGTTGGTCGGGCGTGCGGTGAGATTGCCGAGCTGACTGCGGATCGGCGTTCGGTGCTGATCTTCACATCCGGCGTGCAGCACGGCATGAACGTTGCCTACAACATGCAGAACTTCACTGCTCGCGAGTGTGGATTCATCTGCGGTGACACAGACAGTGATGAGCGAGCAAGAACACTGGCACGATTCAAGAGTGGCGAGCTGAAGTATCTGAGCAACGTCAATGTGCTCACCACTGGCTTCGATGCTCCCAATGTGGATTGTGTAGTGCTACTGCGGGCGACGCTATCACCCGGCCTGTATTACCAGATGGTTGGGCGTGGCTTTCGGCTGCATGAGGCGAAAGAGAACTGCATTATCCTCGACTATGGCGACAACATCATCAGGCATGGCCCGGTTGATGCCATTCGGGTTGTCAATAAGAAACCAACAAGTGGTGGCGAAGCTCCGATGAAGGAATGCGAGAACTGCCACGAAATTGTGGCGGCAGGGCATCGCGAATGCCCGGAGTGCGGGCACGAATTCCCGCCACCTGAAAACGATCCACATGCTACCACGGCGAGTGATCAGAGCATCCTGAGCAAGGATGCTCCGGCGTATGAGGATGAGACTTTCGAAGTTACCGACATTACATACAGCGTACACACAAAGCGTGGGGCTGCTGACGATGCACCTCGCACAATGCGAGTGACCTACAGCATCTACCTCGGCGGCAATGTTAGTGAGTGGGTTTGCATTGAGCACACCGGCTGGGCACGCAGCAAGGCGGTGGCATGGTGGGCAAAGCGAACTGATCTTGATTGCCCGGACAATACCGATGAGGCGGTTGAGCTGGCAGACGCGGGGCATCTGCAATGCCCGCATTCCATTGTCGTGCGAACGACAGCGGGTAAGCAATGGCCGGAGATTGCGGCGGTTCATATGTCGGAGCCGCTGAGTGTTGATTCTAACAACCTGAGTGAGGTGCCGTTTTGATCTGCTACAGAGACATGACATTCTGCACGGAATGCACTTGCCGCGAATTCGGCAATGGATGCGTCCGAACGCTGAATGCTGACGTGAGACGCAAGGCGGATGGTATGGGGTTGCTGATCAGCGTGTTTACTGATCGGCCTGATTGTTACCAGCGAAAGGACTCAGCCGATGACATGGACACAGACATACACGGGCAAAGTGTTTGATATCTTCCACCCTAAGCCGGAAAGCATTTGCATTGAGGATATTGCACATCACCTCAGTCAGATTAACCGTTTCACCGGTGCCACACCGTTTGAGTATTCGGTTGCTCAACATTCACTGCTGGTGAGTCGGTTGTGCGAGCCGCACTACGCGTTGTTCGGCTTGCTGCATGATGCCGCCGAGGCGTATCTCGGTGATTGGCCAGCACCGTGGAAGTGCGACGTGATAATCAATGGGGTTGATATTCACGACATTGAGTCTGATATCCAGAGAGCCGTTCATGAGAAGTTCGGATTGTTGTTCTGGACGCAAAACGAAGTGGAACGAGCAGACAAACGAGCACTCGCCACGGAACGCCGTGACCTGATGGCGAGCGAGCACATCTGGCCGACTGACGGCGACGGGTACGAGCCTGATCCTTGGCCAATCCGTGAGTACGAGCCTGCTGAAGTGGAATCAATGTTTCTGGCACGTTTTAAGGAGTTGACCTGTGAAGGACTACCACGACTTTATTGAACGCAAGACGCTGATTGATGCACCGTCTGGCTTTGAGCCGGGCGACATAAATCCCGCTCTGTTTGAGTGGCAGGCCGATATCGTCCGCTATGCCTGCATGCGTGGCAGGTTCGGCGGGTATGAAGATTGCGGACTTGGCAAGAGTATCCAGCAACTCGAATCCGCTCGACTGATCAACGAACACACCGGGCTGCCGGTGATGATATTTGCACCGCTCGCGGTTGCCGAGCAAACCAAGCGAGAAGCTCGGAAGTTTGATATTCAGGCTGAGGTGAGAGTCTGCAAAGACCAATCGCACGTTGGCAACTGTATCAACGTTGCCAACTATGAGCGGCTGCATCTGTTCGAGCCTGAGAAGTTTGGCGGCGTGCTGCTCGATGAGGGCAGCATCCTCAAGAGCATCGACGGCAAGATCCGCGGGCAACTGCTCAACGATTGGCAGTGCGTGCCGTACCGTCAGAGCTGGTCTGCTACACCGGCTCCGAATGATTTTATGGAGATCGGTAATCAGGCTGAGTTTCTCGGAGTCATGAAACGCAGCGAGATGCTCGCAACATTCTTCGTACACGATGGCGGTGATACCAGCAAGTGGCGACTGAAAGGACATGCCCGCGAAGCGTTCTGGAGATGGATGGCATCGTGGTGCGTGATGGTTCGCAGGCCGTCTGATCTGGGCTACGCCGACGAAGGATATGATCTGCCACCGATCCAGTATCACGAGCACTACGTGGATTCGAAAGCCGGGGCAGGACAACTGTTTGCCACTAATGCTGGCACGCTACAGGAGCGACGGAACGCAAGACGATCGAGCCTGTTTGATCGATGCAAGGCAGCGGCGAGCATTGTTGAGCAGACATGTGAGCCGTGCGTCTTGTGGTGCAACCTCAACGATGAGGGTGAGACGCTTGCCAAGATGATACCCGGAGCGGTCGAAGTAGCAGGGCGGCACACGCTGGAGCAGAAAGAAGAACGGCTCGCGGCGTTCACTCGCGGCGACATTCAAACGCTCATCACAAAGCCAAAGATCGGTGGCTTCGGGCTGAACTGGCAGCACTGCCCGAAGACTGTGATCTTCCCGACCGACTCATGGGAGCAGTGGTATCAGATGGTCAGACGATTCTGGCGGTTTGGTCAGACACAGCAGGTCAACGTGCATGCTGTGGCCAGTGAAGCTGAGACAGGCGTGATCGAGAACCTGAAACGAAAGGAGCAGGATGCGGGCGTGATGTTCGACGGCATAGCGGCTGCTATGTCAGAGCTGAGCAGGGAGCAGATCAGGAAGACTGAACGACAAACAACAACTTACACACCAGAGCAAAGAATGGAATTCCCACAATGGCTGACAGCGTAATTGATCAAGGTGCGGGGCAGGATTGGTGCATTTACAACGCAGACTGCGTTGAAGCAGTCGGCAACATGCCCGATGACTCGGTCGGGTTCAGTGTGTTCTCGCCACCGTTTGCCAGTCTGTACACGTACAGCAACAGCGAGCGGGATATGGGTAACTGTGCCAGCTATGACGACTTCTGGGTGCAGTTCGGATTCCTGATTGATCAGCTCTATCGAGTGCTCAAGCCGGGGCGGCAGATCAGTGTGCATTGCATGAATCTGCCGACTACGAAAACGCATCATGGGCACATCGGCATTCAGGACTTCCGTGGTGATATCATTCGGCGGTTTGAGAAGTCAGGGTTCCACTATCACAGCGAGGTTTGCGTTTGGAAGGATCCGGTCACCGCCATGCAGCGAACAAAAGCGATCGGGCTACTGCACAAACAGCTTTGCAAGGACTCGTGCCTCAGTCGTCAGGGTGTGCCTGACTATGTCTGCACATTCCGCAAGCCGGGCGAGAATCCTGAGCCGGTGGCTGGTGAGCTGGATTACTTCGCCGGTGATCAGTCCACTTTCAAAGTGACTGGCCGGCTCTCAATCGATGTCTGGCAGCGTTACGCCTCGCCAGTGTGGATGGATATCAACCCGTCAAACACGCTGCAATACACCACTGCCCGCGACGAGGAAGATGAGCGGCACATCTGCCCGCTACAGCTCGACGTGATTGAGCGTTGCATTCAGCTTTGGAGCAATCTCGGTGACGTGGTGTTGTCGCCTTTTGCTGGCATCGGTAGTGAGGGTCATGTTGCCATTAAGACGGGACGCAAGTTTGTGGGCGTGGAACTCAAGCCGAGCTACTACCGGATCGCCTGCCAGAATCTGCGAGCGGCTGAGGACTCACTGAAAGAACAGCGGTTGTTCTAGTTGAGTGCGTGCGGGGGTGCTGCTCTGGGAAGCAGGCTGCTACTAAACGCAGACAAACCGCGTTCGAATCGCGGCCCCTGTATTTACGGAAAGGATTCTAATGGCAACGGTCTTGGTGATTGGGGATACGCATTGCCCCGGCATGAGGCGAGGTTATGTTGATTTCCTACAGCGAACCGCTGCCAAGTATGGCTGTGATCGCGTGGTGTGCATTGGTGATATTGTCGACTGGGCTGCCATTTCTTTTCACGAAAAGCTGCCGGGTATGCCCGGAGCTGCATCGGAAGTTAAGCAGGCTCGTAAACAAGTTGCCAAACTGGCTGCGGCATTTCCTCAGGCTGACTGGCTGATCGGTAATCATGACGCACTGCCAGAGCGGCAAGCAACAACAGCCGGATTGCCGAGTGAACTGCTCCGCGATCATGCCGAGTTCTGGGGCGTCGAGTGGAATGTACTGCCGCGGTACAGCAAACACATCATAGACGGCGTGATCTACGCCCACGGAGATGGCGGCAAAGGCGGGCAAGCCGCTGCACTCAAACAGGCGAAAGACAACTTCCAATCGACAGTGATTGGACATTTTCACGCTCAGGCCGGTGTGCAGTGGTACGCCAATCCTGAGTATCGAATCTTTGGAATGAGCGTTGGCTGTGGCATCGATGCCGACAAACTGGCGTTTTCGTACGGTGCAAAGTTTCCTGCAAAACCGATCCTCGGCTGCGGTGTGGTTGTTGGTGGTAAGCAGGCGATCTTTGAACCGTGGCTGTTGAAAAGTAAATGAAAGGAATCGGCATGTTTGAGGTTGATGAGGAACTGGATCGATGGAACGCAGCCCGCAAACTACCAGACAGCGGTGAGCGTTCTGAATTCGCAACAGGGGCTGTACGTGATGCGATGAGCGGTAAGGGACTGCCATCGCTGATTCCGCCTGCCGCAATCAGGCGACTTGCACAACGATTTGAGG